CTCGAAAAGTCCTGGTCGGAGAAGTACAGCCGCCGAGAGGCAGAGCTGACTTCTGCCCTGGAAACTGAGCGCGCCACCCTACAAGGCCAGATCCGAGATTTGACCGTTGGGCGCACCGCAACCGAGATCGCCACCACCCTGGCTGTCCCTGGAAGCGCCAAGGCATTGCTTCCCCACATCGAACGCCGACTGAGCGTCGAGCAGCGCGACGGCAAGCCCGCCGTTGTCGTACTGGACGCCGCCGGCAAGCTCTCCGCGGCAACACTGGATGAGCTGAAAGCAGAATTCACCAACGATCCGGCCTTCGCGCCGCTGATCGCTGGCAGCAAGGCATCTGGCGGCGGGGCCGGCGGTGCTGGAAAAGGCGGCGGGGCCGCGAAAGGCAACATCGGCGGTACCAAAGAGGAGCGCCTGGCAGCGATTTCTAGCCGGTTCCCCGACCTCCCAGTCAAGTAAAAGGAGCTAAACCCATGTCCCTGTCCCAGATGCAGGTCTTCAACGAGTACATCATGCCGGCGACCATGGAGACGCTGGATCAGATGCTCGTCGCGTTCAATGCCGCCAGCCGCGGCGCCATCGTGCTGTCCCCGGACGGCTTCACCGGCGACTTCCTGCAGGAGTCGTTCTTCCAGACACTGGCTGCTGCCCAGCGCCGTGTGGATCGCTACGCCGCCAACGGCGCTGCGCCGATCACCGACCTGACCGAACTGAAAAACACCTCGGTGAAGGTGGCCGGCGGTTTCGGCCCGGTGCGTTACGAGCCGTCGCAGATGACCTGGCTGCAGAAGCCCACCGCCGAAGGCATCGAGGTTGCATCGCGCAACTTCGCCGAAGCGCTGCTCCAGGACCAACTGAACACCGCCATCGCCGCGCTGGTCGCCGCCATCGGCAACCAGGCCGCCGCGGTGAACGATGTCTCCGCCACCGGCGGCATCAACTACCAGGCCCTGAACGGTGCGCACGCCAAGTTCGGCGACAGCTCCGGCCTCATCCTGGCTAACGTGATGACCGGCGAGGTCTATCACAAGCTGATCGGCCAGAACCTGGCCAACGCGCAGCAACTGTTCCAGTACGGCGCGGTGACCGTGGTCGACATCCTGGGCAAGGTGGTGGTGGTGACGGACGCGCCCGCGCTGTACGCGACCGGCACGCCCAACCTGCAGAAGGTGCTCGGGCTGGTGGCCGGCGCTGCCACGGTATCGGATGGCGGCGACCTGATCACCAACATCGACACGGTGAACGGCAAGGAGCGCATCGAAACCACGTTCCAGGCCGACTACACCTTCGGACTGGGCCTGAAGGGCTACACCTGGGACGAGGCCAACGGTGGCAAGTCGCCGTCGGATGCCGAGCTGGCGACCGGCACCAACTGGGACAAGGTGGCGACCGACATCAAGCACACCGCCGGCGTCATCGCCATCGGCGACGCGGCGCAGTAAGCGGCCGCGTCGCCTTCTCAGGAGCACACCATGACCCAGAAAACCAAACTGCCCATCTGGTATCTCGAGGGCCCGTTCTTCCGCTACGAGCAGGACGTCAAGGCGGAGGCGGCCAAGGCGGGCGTGCGCATCATCGATGCGAACGTCACCGCCAGCCGCAAGAACGAGGCCAAGAGCGTGCCCAAGGTCACGCTCAAGCCCGAGTACCGCGCGAAGGGCAAGCCCGAAGGCGCCAAGAAGGGCGGCCAGGCCAAACCGTCCGAGGGCCTGGACGAAGCCGGCCTGAAGGTGGCTCTGGCCGCCAAAGGCATCGTCATTCCCGAGGGTGCGAAGCCCGAAGAGCTGGCGCCGCTGCTGGACGGCGCCAAGGAATGACCGCTGCTTGACGGTCGCCCCTGCGCAAGCGGGGGCCTCCGTCAGTCTGTGGAGATACCCCAATGGCATTGATCGTGGAAGACGGCGCCGGCCTGCCGAACGCTGAAAGCTATGTGAGCGTGGCGGACTGCCAGGCCTACGCTACCGCACATGGCCTGCAGTTTGCAGGCGAGGCGTCTGCGCTGGAGGCTGCGTTGCGCAATGCCACCCAGTACCTGGACACGGCCTACACCTACCGAGGCCAGCGCCAGACGGACACCCAGGCCCTGGAATGGCCGCGCACGGTTGCCGATGGCGTTCCTCGCGAGGTGGTAAACGCCTGCTGTGAGCTGGCCGCCAGGGCACTGAAGGGGCCCCTGTGGCAGGACGTCAGCAGCAGCACGATGGGCGCCGCGACGGAAAAGACGGTCGGCCCCATCACGGTCAAGTACGCCGAGGCCACTGGCGTCCGCAACGATGGCCAGGCCAATTACGCTGGCGTGAATGCCATGCTGCGCCGGTGGTTGGCGTCGTTTGGGTCGAATGTGAAGCTGGTGAGGTGCTGAAGTGGCGACCTTCGACTATGCCGAAATGGCAGCCATGGCCCAGGAGCTGCTGGCCGAGTTCGGCGCTGCTGTGACTCTTCGACAGCCCGGCACGGGCGAGTATGACCCGGAGACAGGCACCGTTAGCAGCGATCCGACTGACTTCCTGGGCATCGGCGCGAAATTCGATTATGAGCAGCGCAACATTGACGGTACCCTGATCTTGCAGGGCGACCAGCAGGTGTATCTGGCGGTGCAACAGGGCGCCGGTGCGGCCATGCCAAAGCCCAAGGCCGGTGATCTGATCTTGGTCGGCAACGATCCGTGGCGCGTCGTCACCGCCGAGGCCATCGAGCCCGCCAGCGTACCGGTGCTGTACATCGTCCAGGTGCGTAAGTGACGTTCTCGGCCGATATCGCCAAGTTCGTGGTGCAGGCCAAGGGCAACATCGACGAAGCAGCCCGCCGCGCCACGATCCTGCTGGCGCAGGGCGTGATTCTGAAATCGCCGGTGGACACTGGCCGGTTCCGCGGCAACTGGATGTTCGCCGCCGGCGCCGTGCCGCGTCAGGTGCTGGAAACGGTCGACCCTGGTGGCCAGACGACGCTGTCTCGCCTGGTGGCCCAGATTGGGCGCACGGGCGCCGGCGGCGTCACGTACTTGAGCAACAATCTGCCTTACGCAGTACGGCTCGAAAACGGCTGGTCAAAGCAGGCACCACAAGGGATGGTCAGACTTACCGCCACAGAGTTCCAGGCCTATGTGTCGCAGGCCGCAGCAGAGGTGCGCAATAAATGAGCGAGCAGACGATTCGCGCGGCGTTCGAAAGCCGGCTGGCCTCCTGGGCCGCTGGCCAAGTGCCTCCGCTACAGATCGCTTTCGAGAACGCATCGTTTGAGCCGCCCGCGGGTGAGGACTATCTGCGCGCCTACCTGCTGGCATCCGAAACGACCAGTCGGGACATGGCCGGCAAGCACCGCGAATGGCGCGGCATCTTTCAGGTGACTGCCGTGACCCAACCCAATACTGGCCCGGCCCGGACAGGACAGATCCTGGCCGCTTTGGACGCGCTCTTCCCGGTGAACCTTGCCATGGTGCGGGACGGTATCCGCGTGCGAGTGCAGGGACCAGCCAGCGGCCTGACGCCCGACTCGAACGCGACGACGTACGAGCGCCCAATCAGCATTCCCTACCAGGCGCAGACTTACCTGCCCTGAACCTTCTTCAACCGCTTCACCCCTTGCCCGGACTTTAGCCGGGCTTTTTCGTTAGGAGCCGCCCATGAGTGCGCTTTTCCCGAACGGTACCGTCTTCTCGGTATCCACCGCCCTCGGCGCCGCCATCGCGGTGTCGGCAATCTCCAACGCCAATCCGGCCGTTGCCACCGCGACTTCGCCGCCGACCGACGGCAGCATCGGCGTGATGATGTCGGGCTGGTCGGGCCTGACCGAGCGGGTTGTTCGTACCGCGAACGCTGCCGCGAGCACGTTCGAGCTGGCAGGCATCGACACGACCAACGTCACGCGCTTCCCAGCTGGCCAAGGCGCCGGATCGATCAAGTTGGCTACCGACTTCGTGGACCTGTCCCAGGTCACCAACTCCGAGAAGACCGGTGGCGAGCAGCAGTTCTACCAATGGCAATACCTGGAAGATCGTAGCGGACGCCAGCGCCAGCGGCCGACGTTCAAGAACGCCAAGGTTCTGACCGTCACCCTGGACTACGACCCGGCCCTGGCCTGGTACAACGCGCTGGTGGAGGCCGACGCCTTGCGCGACCCGGTGGTCCTGCGGGCCACGCTGCCCAACGGCGTGCAGCTCTACTACTACGTGTACCCGTCCTTCGACGGCGACCCTTCGCTGGTGATGAACACGAACATGCAGAACGTGGCGACGTTCTCCATGATCTCGGACTTCACCCGTTACGAGGCTGCGGCTTAAGGGGCAGACATGGCTGGGAAGGTCATTTTCAAGCTGCAGCCTCCGGCCACTTTCACCGAGGAAGTGGCCATCCCGGTGCCTGGCGGCGAACCTGTCAAGATCGATATTGTCTTTCGCCGCATGACGCGGGACGAGCGTGTCGACTTCATGAAGCGCGCAGCGGACGCAACCCCGGAAAACGAAATCGACCTCTTCATGGAGATGGTGGCCGGTTGGGGGCGCGTTGATGCCGAGTTCTCCCGCGAGGCGGTTGGCCTGCTCATGCAGAACTACGAGGGCGCAGTGCCGGCCATTCTGGCCGAATTCAACATAGCGCACATCCGAGGCCGCCGAAAAAACTGATTGCCGCGGCCCAGGCGCTGTATAGGCCCCCGCCAGACTCGGCCGCGCAGGCTGAATTTGGCCTGAAGCCGGAAGACCTTCCCGACGAAGAGATCGAGCTGTGGCCGGAAAACGTGCGCGTGAAGGACGCCTTCATGCTCATGGAGACGCAGTGGCGAACTGGCTTCTCCGGGCCGACCGGGCTGGACTACGGCGCGTTACCGATGGTCTTCAGGTCGCTGGGCATTTCCGACGAAGACCAAGTCGACGTGTTCGACGGCCTGCGCGTCATGGAAGCCGCGGCACTCAGTGAAATGCGAAAGAAGTAGCCCGCCTCGCGCGGGCATTTTTTATGGTGAATCATGGCTGATCAGGTTGCCTCTCTTGTCCTGAAGGTGGACAGCACCCAGGCCAGGGGTGCCGACACCGACCTGGACAACCTCACCCAGGCCAGCCAGAAAGCCGAAGCGGCAGTCGATAGCCTTGGCGCCAGCAGCAAGGCCGCTGGTGCTGGCGTCGGTAGCCTGCGCCAAGCCGCTCAAGCAGCCAAGGCACAAACTCACGCCATCGGCATGTCTGCGGCCCAAACGGCCAATGCCCTGCGCATGCTGCCGGCCCAGATGACCGACATCGGCGTTGGGTTGGCTACCGGGCAGTCGCCCTTCATGGTCCTGTTGCAGCAAGGTGGCCAACTGAAGGATCTGTTCGGCGGCATCGGGCCCGCTGCGCGCGCCGTCGGCGGGTACATCCTGGGGCTGGTGAACCCGTTCACCCTTGCGGCTGCCGGTGCTGGTGCGCTCGCCTTCGCCTATTACCGAGGGTCGGAGGAGGCCGACCGGTATAACGAGGCGCTGCTGCTGACCGGCAATTACGCCGGCACCACTGCCGGCCGGCTGAACGAGATGGCCGCCCGCATAGGCGACACGGTCGGCACCACCGGCAAGGCTGCGGACGCCCTGGCCAGGCTGGTCGACACCGGCAAAATCTCAGGGGACGTGATTGAGCAGCTCGGCCAAGCGGCCGTGCG